AATGAAACCAGTTAGAAAATCAGTTGAAAAATTACGCAAACTTAAAGAAATAAGGCGTAAAAATTTAGAAAAAAACTTTCTAGAAATCCAAATGAAAGGTCAGGATCATTATGTTTTTATCAAAGAAAATGGTAAGGCTCAAGTTGTTTATGATGAAGGTCGTTGGGTTACAGAGCATATAAGAACTGCAATCCTTAAATACAATTATGAAATTGATAAGATAGATAAATTATTTATCAGAGATTTTACTGATGAAGAACTTAACGAGTACGAAAGAACTTTGCAATAGGGTTTCTTGGCTCTCTTTTTTCTTTTCTCATTTGCTGGACAACTCTTTCGGCTTCTAATTCTATAAGTCTATTAAGTAATGAAGCCATAAAAATATCTTGATCAAATTTCTTTCTAACCATATGTGTACAATATCTTTTTACATTATCTAAATCATTACTTTTCATTATTTCTCTACATTGCATTTCAATTTCTAGTTCCAATTCTGGAGGTGCTGGTTCTATGTCGATGTTGAGAAATTTAGTAATTTTCATGCTGGAGGAAAAAGTTGTTGTTCTAAAATTTCAACTGCTTTATCATCCAAATTATTTGTGGTTTGTTTAGCGATTGATTTTAATAAATCTACGACCAATCTTTTAACAGCAGTTGTTGTTAAAAAGGTCATTAATATTGGTTTTAGAATCTTATACATGGAATAAATATGTGTTACTTTCCAAACATAGCTAATTTGCTAGTATTAGACAAGAATCTTTACTTTTATGGCTGTAGAGAAAGAAGAAGAAAAAGAAGGCATTGAATGGGGTGAAATTTTTGGTCATGTAATCAGATTTATGATTTTGACTTGGAGTTTATCAATGATGACTCTTGGGTATATGGGTAAGGTAAGGATAGATGGAGCTTTTACTGCTGGCCTGGTTTCGGGGGTGCTTGGTAGTTACGGGATCTCAGTAGGAAACAAGAAAAGTGGCACAGGTAACAATAATGGCCCTAAAATAATAGATAATAGTAAAAACAAAGTAGGTATCAAATGAAAAGATTATTACCTTTTATTTTTCTTGTGTCCGCACCAGCTTATGCGGACATGAATCATTCCATATCCTCTAGTGTAAAGTTTGAGTCTCTTTCGGCAGCTAGCACGGCTGATAAGATTGGTTCGTCATACAGCATAAGCGGTAACAATGTCACAACTGTAGATTCAAACTCAGCAGCTACTATTGGTGGCTTTGGTTCTGCAACTAACGGAGTTCCTAGCATTTCATTTCCTTCTGCTACGCAAGCAACTTCGGGGGAAGCCTTCAGTTTCGCACAATCCTATGTGGAAGGAGATGCTACACCAGGTAGTGCAGTTACAGTAGGTACTGTGCCAAACTTTAGTGACCTTACCTCAACAAGTGCAGGAAGTGTAGGAACAGCAGCAGTAGCAATAGATAATCACAATATTACAATGACACCTGGGACTGGAACAGGTATTGTAATAACAGGTCAGTTTGTCGTTGATCTTACTATCGAATGAGGAGGCTTCTTCTTCTTGGCTTTGTTATATCTGCTCCTTGTTACGCTGTGCCAGTTATACCTAATTTTACGCAGGGAAGTTCCACAAGTCGAACAGAAACTTCCACAATTATTACAGAATCTATACGAACAACAGAATATAATTCTGGGTTCTTGTATTCAGTTACAGGATCAGGAATACAGCATGACGGATCTTCTATATCTCCAGCAGCTACCTCAGTTAACGAAACTATAAACGGAACTACTTATACATGGCAGGGATTAAATTTAGATTCAAGACCAAACTGGACTCAAACAAATCAGGGAGATGCCTTTCAATTTACAGAAGTTTATCAAGCACCTGGTTTAGAATCCGTAACCGATATAACCCGAACCATAGAAAGCACAAGCGTCACAGATACCACAACTATCTTCTCGCAATAAGTCTTATAGGTAATCCTGTATTTGCTAATACCAGCAATACGGCTGCCCCTGTAGCTCAATCCTCATCTTCAGTGTCTAACTTTGCAACTCAAGTTTTAGGTGGCCCAATGGTAGAAAATCAGTATGGAGGTGGTATAGTTTGCTCTGGCCCACAGATGGGATTTAGCCCCTTCGTAACCACAACATTTAATCAAAGACGGCCTCAAGATTACATTTACCATACGCCTGTCTACGACAATACAGATGCCAATAACGATAACGTACCAGATAATCCAGGAAACATACTTTACTATCAGGAAAACTATAGTGGTAACAAGGATTCTCTTGGACTTAATTTTGGGTTTGCATTTACTTTTAATATTCCGTTAGATAGTAGATTTCAAAATTCTTGTCTTGATGCAGCCAATACTCAAATAAAACTACAAAAACAAGAATTAAATGCAAAGTTGCTTAATTATGAAATTGCAAGATTAAAAAATTGTGGAGAACTTATGCTGGCTGGTATATACTTCGATCCCAAAAGTGAGTTTGCAAAACTATGCGAGGGAGTTCGTATCGCTCCAAAACCTAATCAAGTTATACCGCATACTCACAAACTTGAAATTGGGCAGTAGGCAAGCACGGTTAAACTTGCCCACCTAGACGCCCTATCCATTGCCTTGGCGAATAGGGTTCTTTTATTTTACCTTATCTTTTTTCTTTGTAAGTTTTTTAAATAAATTTTTTACTAGAGGTTTGACAATATTAAGCAGTAGTGGAGTAGTGGCAGCAACAGTAGCAATAGCAGCAGTGCTAACAAGCTGTGGAGGATTCGGTATGTATTGCTCGATGAATTTAACGTCCTCATAAAGCGTTATACATTTACTACCATCTTCGCTTTTTTTGTGCCCGATAACACGTTCCAGCTTAAATTCGTTACGATAATCGCCTACTCTTTGGTCATTCGGGCCAGGGCAAGCAATAAAAAGTGGTTTATCTTCTTTCTTTTTTGGTTCGTATTTTGGTGGGTCTACTGTTGGCGGTACAAACTCCTCTGTTTGATTGGGGGTTTCGGCCTGTGTGTACTTAAATTCATTGGGGTTGTACTCCAAAGGTTCAAAACTAGGAATACTGAAGTTACCACATTCTGTATATGTTCCATATTCATCTTTGGGGTTATCAATAAGGCTAGTTAAGTTATTTCTATGAACTCTTACACAACCTGGGATATCTACAACAGGTTTATTTATGTGATTTACTACTGGATTATTAAAGTTCCATATTGGTATTTTATGTATTTCAACCTTATTTATTTGAAAACGAGGTATATCAATCGTAGGCATCTCTTCTCTTTAAAACTTCAACATCTGAATAACATTTTGGACAGGTTAAATTAGTTCGTACAGAATATTCTTCATATAACATTGGATGCATACTTTCATCAATATCCATACTGTCACCAATCATTAATTCTGTATTGCAATGAAAACAATTCATTTTTTCGGTAAAGGTATAGATGGGCCTGTCGCTTGAGGCATTACATTATCTAAAACTTTAGGCATAGCACCCTGTATATTTCCAAGAATTTCATTCATAACTTGAGACTTGAAGTTTTCAGATGTTACATATTTGTAGCCTAGATATGCTCCGCCACTCATGGAAGCTACCATTACAAATGAAACAATACTCAAAACATTAGCAATTTTTTGAAACATGATAAAATTTGCAGTTATTAAAGCTATGTCTGTGATGAGCATAGCAGTATTATTACTAATTATAGGTCTATCTCCCCTTTACGTCACAATGAGCTTGATGACGAGACAAATGCAAGAAAAAACTAACTAGATTTTTGTGCGTCAGAAGGTTTTAATTCTTGTTCCTGAGCTTTTGTAGATAATAATTGTGCCTGTGCATCTTTTACACCAATAATTGCACCTTGATACCTATGTTCGTTTTGACACTCTAATTCATAAGACCTTTTTGCCTGTGCTTTACGATTTTGAATAGCAATAAGCTCCTGTTCGTATCTTTTTAAAAGATCATCTAATGGATTTGTCATGCTCCTACTTCCACAACTGTAATAGTAGAAGCAAATCTAGAATCTTGATCTGCGTCAGTATCGGTATGTGATCTATTTAAATACATAGTTCCATTTCCTCCATTCATTCCATGAGAAAGTCTGCAATCATAAGTAGTAGCACTTGTCGTATTTGGTGAATCTAAATAAAAACCAGAAACTCCTTCTGTAGCTGAAGTTGATTCACACTTTCCACCAAAACCTGTTCTCGTCCTACTACCGGCAGCATCACCAATAGCTCCAGTAATAATATTTCCGCCTCTAAAAAAAGCAAAACTGACTTCATTGTCATTATTTAAACCAATATTCAAAGAAGCCATAACAAAAATTTTACTTGAAGTAGCAGAAGGTGTAATTGTTACACTTATCGCTGCACCAGTATGACTTCCTTCAGCTACACCTGATTCTGAAAAAGTATCTGTTTTTGTTGTAGAAATAACTTGAAGGATTTTACCTCCTCCAAAACCTGTTGCCGTACCATTACAAGTAATATTACCAGAACTATCTAATGAGATAGCATCACTAGACGCTCCAGTGTGCCTAATACTATTAACAATTAACCTACTGGTCATGGCTTGGGATTAGCGTCTTTAACTGCCTTAATATGTGTAGCCCAGGTTCCTGTTGTATCTAATTTTCCAGCAACCATATCCTTATACAACATATCTAACTGATCTCCAAAAGAAGCATAAATTGTAGAACCATTAGTTGTTCTATCAGTTTTATATTTTATAAGAGCAGCAGCATCGTCTAATGCTTTTCTTGCAGCAGCTATTTTTGTATCGGAAAGTGTTACTTTTGATCCGTCAGCAGCAAATGCTCCAGCAGAATCGTCTATAGAAACAACAGGTTTTGTTGCCGTTTTGTAAGCCTCATAAATAGCTTCGTGGTCTAACGCCATAATTAAAAAATCCTTTTTACTAAATTATATAGGATGGACATTAAGCTGCCACCTC